GGTTAAAGTAGTCGGTTCCATTATTGAAAATCTGTGATACGTCCGGTACCAGGAACAGGTTAATCATTCTTGAGTCTAGGATATTACCGCTGGCATCTTGATCCAAGAAAACTTTAATGGTTGAGAACATTTGTAACTTTTGCAAAAGAATCTCGTAATTGTCTAGGTTAACGAGCGCAAAACTCTTTGAGGCTCTTGGTGCGATTAGTCTGGTTAGGACCGGGTCTTCCGGATCAACACCAAAATTTGGAGGACTTACGGTTATGATCGTAAAGTAGTCCGCCATTGTAATCTCTTCGCCGATTGGAGAGAAGCCTGTATCCAGAAAACTAAATAGTACCTGTTTTGGATCATCCGTTTTAACATTACCTGCAGAACCGTCGGTGGTTAAGTACTCAACGACAATCGTTGCACCGACCGTCGGGATCTTACCGAATGAACCATTACCGAAATAGAGGTCCAGCCCGTTGGTTATGCCGGTTTTTGCAATAAAGCCTTTTGCATTTCTAGGAATGTCTAGCAGAGACTCGTACTTGGTCCATTGTTCTCCATTGATGTAAACATTGACCATGAAATTATCGATATAAAAATTGTTTGGGGCTCCAAGCTGATAGCTCTCAAAGGCTTGACCCTTGGCCGTGAATGACTGTGACTCAATTTGACCTTGTCTAATATTGAAGATTGCTGGAGTCTCTGCACCAGTTAAGGCAAGCCGAACATCTTCTTGGACAAGTTCGATTGCATAGAGCAGTCCATTATTTTCACATCTAACTCTAAATAGGTTGTTCAAGATTACTTTAGAGGCCGACTGATTGATATTGGGCTTGCGAATCAGCCGGATTTGGCCGGTCGCTCCGATCGCACGGCTTGGATTATGGCCGGCAAGGCTCGCTAATGAGTAGATCGAAGAGACTCTACTTGCCTCATTGATATTTAATTCGGTGACAGCATCCTCAATGTAGTAAAAGATCAATTGGCTTAAGTTTTCTACCACGATCAAGAGCTGACCGAATGGAGAAGCTGCCGTAAACACGGATCGGCTCTGTTTGAATTTTTCCTGTAGGAACTGAATGCTTTCGCCAAGTATATCTCTGACTCTTATTTTCAGATTGGTGAACAGCCGTAAGCTGGTATTTGAGTTACTAATGTCTGCCATTTAAAGGGTGACTTATTTTAGGTTATTTATCAGGCGGGTTTAAACTTGTGAGACAACTGACCATTTATAAATAATGTAGTATAATAACCTTATATGGGGATGCCTGGCTTTGACGTTGACAGTTCAGGTACGCTCGCACGCCGAGGATGATGCTAAGACTCGCTAAAATGTATCGCAATTTTTAAGTGGCAACACTAACTTCTGGAGCCTAGTTAACCAAGGCGTTAACACTCCTGTCGCTGAAGAGCTTTTAGCTGCATAAGTGACCAAGCGGCAACTGCTTGACTAACCCAAAGTTGCAAAACCAGCATGGCGTAGCGGCCAAGTCGAACCGCTACCGACTTTTCTCTCTAAGTCGTTAAGGAATGAGATATTTTGTCCAGTTAGAAAATCGGACCAAGCGTGTGAACGAGGGTGTAGTTGAAGGTTAAACGGACACGGGTTCGATTCCCGTCATCTCCACTGTGACTATTTTGGCACTCGGTCTTATATAAATAAAAACAAAAGACTGAGTGTCAAATTATGTCAAAACAACACAAATATCATTACATTTATAAGACGACTTGCTCTGTAACTAGTAAATATTACATAGGCATGCATTCAACATCTAATTTGAAGGATTGCTATATTGGGAGTGGCCGTAGATTATGGCTTTCCATTAATAAACACGGAAGAACTAATCACACACTTGAGATTCTTGAATTTTTATCAGACCGACTTGAATTAAAAACTAGGGAAAGAGAATTAGTCAATGAAGATATGCTGTCTGATCCAATGTGCATGAATCTTAGACTAGGTGGAGACGGAGGATTCATCAATGACTCACATCAGATTAAATGCGCGTCAGCTGGTGGACAGCGTACAGCAGCCCTAATCAAGGAAGACCTTGACTACGCGGAGGCTCACTCTCTAAAAATGTCGATTGCAAATAAAAGGGCCTATCTAAACGGTAAGATTGCAAAAACTCCAGACTGGTCAGGTAGATCTCACTCGGATGAGACCCGGAAAAAGATTGCAACCGCGAACTCAATACAACAGAGTGGCGAAAAAAATAGTCAATTCGGCACAAGGTGGATGCACCGGCCTGGTGAAAAACCTGTCAAGGTTAAATTGGCCGAGCTTGATCATTATGCCAAAGAGGGTTATCTATTGGGTCGAGTGAGCTCAAATAAATAACTTCATGAAGACTCTTAACACAGATGACATTTTCCTAAGGAACTTAACGATTGCTCTACTTGATCTACTAAACGGCGAAATGGTATTGACCATTGCTAGGGAAGATCATCGAGAAGAATTTAGAGTGCCTTTCGTTTATAATTACGGAACCGACGAAGGTTTCCTAAAAGATTTTTATATTGGACTGCCTGATAACTGCAGAATTCCAGTAGCTGAAGGAACCTATGATATTATTCCTAGAGGTATTGTTACACTATCTAGCTTTCAGGTAAAAACATCAGACATTACTAATAAGTTTGTTAGAGGTAGTTTTACTGAAACTGAAAGGGGCGATAATGACCAAAATGTCTTAACTGGATATTCTGCTCAACTATTCTCCTTTCCGATGTCGGTTAAATTTGAAATAAAGATTATTTGTGATAATTTGAACAAGGCTTTCAAAATCGCTGAGAACATGCTGCACCTTAACTACGCAAATCGGGTGGTTTACTTTCAGTACAATGGAGTCCGAATTCCAGCGCAGTTCCAGTTTCCAGCAACAGAAACGGTTGAGAAACAATATAAATTTACACTGACCGACAATAACAAAATTAATATTAACTTATCGATGGATGTTGAAACCTACTTGCCTAGTTTTGAAACCACATCTAAACGTAAAAGCTCTAATGTTATGGAAAGAATTAATGTTAGTCGTCGCACTGAAGGCGGAGATCCAATCTCAACCGGTTGGAACGAGCAGCCTTAATCAAAGTCTAGCTCTAAATCAAAATTATAATATTGGAAAGTCGTGGTGAACGTCGTGAATTGAGGAGTTACCGAAGAATACGATAAGTTCATTTCACTAAGTGATTTTAGCATGGGTCTGTTGAAAATAATCGAAGAGACCGCGTAACCCTCATTATTTAATAGAGTCAACCTGATCGGATGAAAGAACGGATGATTACCGTTAGCTGTCGCAGGTACCGATAGAGCTTGGCCTAACGAGTTTTGAGAGTTTTCAGGTGAGACGTTTGCCGGTTCAAGATAGTTTAGTGCATTATCTAAAAAGATGAAATAGTTTAAATAGGCATCAGTTAACTTGAAAGTTATTTTCAGCTCTCGTGTGAATTGGTCTGCTATTGGTTTTGAGCTTTGCACCTCTTGTAGCTTGCCCAATGTTCTGGTTTGGGTCTGTAGGCTCGATGTGAATCCTGGAAAATTTATTGTCTGCACGGTTGATGCCATGAAATCAGGTAGCGATTTATACGGCAATAATAAACTTCGGTAGTACTTACTGTACTTATCTTGCACCGTCTGATTAAAGAAATCCGGTGGGAAGTTTATGAAAAAACTGTTCTGTCTGGCGTTTAATATCATATAGAATTATCTATACGAGAATCTCCCTTAGTTTAGCGATTACCCGGTCTGCACTGATTAATTTTGAGCACTCAAATTGGCGGTCCGTGCCCTTTTGGTCCGGGCACCAGTTCCAATCTCCTGGATCAAATTTTGATCGATTAGCACAACCTGAGCATGCGCCAGCTGGGGCAGATATCTTAATAATACCCTCATTAGGCTCATTGAAAGGTTCCGTGAATCCGGAAATTTGAACAGTTGGCGTATCGGTAGCCCATGCTAACCAGGTCAATCCACTACTGATACCTATGAATGCTTGACACTCAGAGAGTTCGTGAATGACGCTCTTTAACGGGCCTGGCACAAGCTGAACAGCTCCAACTGGATTTGGATTTCCCATGTAGCCGTCTTCTTCCCTAGACAAGATTACGGGCTCATATCCATTTTCGATTAGCCAATCAGTAACCTCTTGCCAGCCAGTTGAGTTATTCCAATATTTTGCTTGAGCTGTGCTGTGAATTCCAAGGCCTACCTTCTTTGTCAATTTTCGAGCAGGGCGGTAAATTACCGGTCTAACCTCTCGATACTCTAAACCTAATATATCAGAAGCAGTTCGTTGCAAAGGACCTAATTTAAAATCTCTAGGATTTCGGTCCGCATCGAAGCGGTCTCCATGGTTAAACCAACCCAATCTGTAAAGCGCGTACACGCCACCGATTGGACTACCTGGCTCAATGAACCCGATATTTGGATAAGTCGCTTTAAATAATTGATTATGAAATGTTGAGCAGATTACTGCGCAATCATGCTTTTTTCTAAACTCCTCAACATACGGCAGCCATGCAAAAGTATCACCTAGCGCTTTTGACTCAAGGGCGATGTAAACTCGTTGGCCGGCAGCGTCATATTTAGCGGACTCGATTACCTTATTAAATGAGTCCGTAATCTCGATTCTCCAATTCTTGAAGTACTGGATCCCGGTTTTAGCCCAATGACCGGAAGTAAGGGTTGTCGAAAAATGGGTAACACCAGAATCATCATCGATAAATGACACTTTATAAGGACTTGGTGAATCTGATTTTATCTCAACGTATGCACCGTCCACGAAATTATAAAAAACTTCAACCGTAGGTTCTGCACCATTTGGCAAAGTTACAATATTCATTTTTAAGAACTCGGCTAGCTCGTCTTGTAAAAATTCAGAGAATGCCTCAACTCCTAAATAATTTACTTTAATCGTCTGACCTTTACTGTATTTTCCCAAGTGAATTAGAGTCATTTGACCTATGGTTAGAGTTACGAATTTAGTGAGACCTGCGTATTTGATTTCAAGTAGATAATCCGAATCAGCTGACGCTTCGTGAAATCCTGAAATAAGATGAACGTAAAAGTTGCCATTTACATCAGCACATGGATAAACCTGGAATTTTGCATCATTTCTGAGAATTCCATCTCTATTCCAAACTGCTTGAGTATTTAATTCGTTTGAGTTTGCAATGTATTTACTTACTAGAATGTTGGAAGTTTGTTCAGTTAAGCACCTTAAGAAAAGTCTTTCAAGCTGCCAACTTTCAGGTCGATTCGAATAGTATTCTTGAATTGAATTTACCTGCTTCATCATCTCAACGGCAATATCAGTTTTTATTGAAAATATGTAGGTTGCCATGTACGCAGATAGGTGTTGATCTGCTGCAGAACCTTTACGATATTCATAGATCACGGCGTCATGATTGCGAGCCTGTTCTAAAAAGGTTTGGCGATACTGAAATGTGTCAAGCAGACAATCGTATTCCATAAAGTGTATCATCTTTTTACCTAAATACTTACAAAAATTAAAGGCATGAGTCATTGATTGCCAAATAGCATAATCATGATGGTAGGCCATGTAGTTATCCACTCGGTATTCATTAGTAGCAGTCCATCTACCGCTAGCAAAAGAGCTAACTGAATCAAAATCTTTGTTTAGCAAAAGAGGATTATCTTTGTCGAAAATATAGTAATCTACTAATTTTTGAATTTCAGGTTTTATTGCATAGTGAGAC